AGGTCAAGCATTACCAGCCGGTGCAGAAGATGGAAGTCGAACACCAGGGGCCGATGGTGATTGGCTGGGAACAGGTTTGTTTCAAGTGCGGGGGATCGATGGTTGATGTAACCCCTGATCCAAAATTGATTGAAGGTGGCGCCGATGCGGGATTACAAAAAGGAATATCGGGACTTCCACGGGAAACCGGAACAGAAGAAGCGCAGAGCCGCCCGCAACTCAGCTCGTCGGCAGATGACCAAATTAGGCAGGGCGCGAAAGGGTGACGGCAAGGATGTCGATCACAGAGACAGAAACCCACAGAACAATTCACAGGGGAATTTAAGAATGCAGTCTAAATCTCAAAACCGATCACGTAACTCTCAACGCACAAAATTGGGGAAATAGGATGGCAGTAAAACCGAAGAAGACAGCACCGAAGAAGACACGGAAAAGAGCCCACAAAAAGGATGGCAGCTTCCAAGCGGACGATCCGTCTACGCCAGACGTTAACGAGGCTTTTGAAAGCCAAAACCAGGATGAGGAACAGGCGAGGCGTGAAGCGCAGCGGGCAAAGTTTGCCCCGCCAGCTCCTAACACCGGAACAAGATACCTTGGTGGAAAGCTCGTTTAAAGTTTTTACAGGTGTTATTACACCAGAACAAGCCAGGAGATTTAAGGTTGGGTATTGTAAGTTTACCGATCCCGTAATTTCAGATTTGGTGGAGATGGTTCGGGCTGAGTATCCTGACATATCCACCGGCAATGCGGCATATGTCCGTGTCGAGGATCGTCTGGAAGGGCATCCCTGGCACCGCGATACCGGCAGTACCGGTCACATGAGCTGGTGCTACATATCGGCACGAATGCTTCTGAGCCCCGAAGGAACTTTTAGCGGCGGGGGCTTTTATTTTAAGGATGATCCAGAAACAGCGCATTACGGTTATCGTAATTTAATGATCTACACATCGAAAGATACTGAACATATGGTTGGCAGCCATAGCGGTGAACGAAAAGTTTTATTAATGTTTTTTGAAAAGTCCCCCATATGAACAAGCAAATACGGATACCGTATACGCCACGGCCACTACAGGCAGAGTTTCACTCCAAGCAACGGCGTTTTTCTGTTGCGGTTTGTCATCGTCGTTTCGGAAAAACTGTGATGGCCATAAACTGGCTGCTGAAAGAAATACTTACCAGCTCCCGCAAGAATGCAGTGGGGGCTTATATCGCGCCGACTTATGGTGCGGCCAAACGAATTGCCTGGGCGATGCTTCGTGAATATGCGGGGGTTCTTCCAGGGGTCAACTTTAACGAGGCAGAGTTGCGGTGCGATCTGCCAGACAACAAGAAACTATATCTTTTGGGATCGGAAAATCCCGACAGTCTCAGGGGCATGGGCCTTACCGCCGTCTGCATGGACGAGTACGCAGATATGGATGCTCGACTGTATCCAGAGATCATTCGTCCCGCCCTGTCAGACTTTGGAACGGGAAAAGCTTTGTGGATTGGAACGCCAAGAGGGCAAAACCAGTTCAAGGATATTTACGACCACGCTGTGTTAAAAATGGATGGGAATGATCCCGAATGGTTTGCCATGCGGTTCCCCGCATCTGAAACCGGTGTTTTGTCTCAGGCAGAGCTGGATGACGCCAGATCGATTGCCCAGGACGATAGCCAGTATATGCAGGAATACGAAGTGAGCTGGAGTGCAGCTCTGATTGGAAGTTTCTTTGCGACCCAGATTGATGCGATTGAAGCGAGGGACCAAGTTGGAAACGTACCGTGGGAACCCAACTTGGAAGTCTTTACGAGCTGGGATTTGGGAATATCCGACAGTACGGCGATCTGGTACTACCAAAATCATCGCGGCGGTGAAATCCGTGTTATCGATTATTACGAGGCTTCGGGCGAAGGTCTCCACCATTATATCAAGGAATTAAAAACCAAACCGTACCAGTATTCACGGCACTTTTTCCCCCATGATGTCATGGTGCGGGAGCTGGGCAGTGGATCAAGCCGCTATGAAATTTTAACGGAGCTGGGTATTCGGCCAAGTGTGGTTGCCAAGCTGACGGTACAGGACGGCATCGAGGCTGTGCGAGCAACGATACCCCGCTGTTACTTTGACCGTCACAACTGTGTATTAGGGCTCAAGGCGTTAAGACATTACCATCGGACAATGAACCAGCGAACCGGCGATTGGAACTCCAGGCCAAATCACGATTGGTCGAGCCATGCGGTCGATAGTTTCCGTTATGGCTGCGTTGGTATGCGTGACGGTGATGAGGATAATGATTTAAAGCTTATGGCACGAACCGGTAAACTGTCGGATGGCCGACAGCTTGTTGAGATGGGTGACGGCAGTTTTGGTTGAGATCGAAGATGCGACTTACCCCGCTGTAGTTTACATAGCACGGCACATGAGACTGCTCGATGCCGATGAAATATATCCGCATATGTGGAGCCCGACACCGGAAAATCTGGCAATCGGTACGTGCCAGAGTATTTTAAAATTTGTTGCCTTGAAAGATGGCAAGCCCACAGCGACATGGGGAGCAAACGAACGGCTGCCAAAAGTATGGAATTGCTGGATGTATGCGACTGATAATTGGATGGAGGTTGCTCTGGCGGTAACCCGACACATCCACAAAGTTGTCAGACCCGCAGTCGTAAACTCTGGAGCGTCGAGGTTGGATTGCTGGTCGATGGAAGGCCATGACATTGCCCATCGATGGCTGGAAATGCTCGGCGCAAGGCGCGAGGCATCGCTGGAAGATTATTCGTCAGAAAGAAAAACCTATTACTGTTATTCGTGGACACGATCACAATTGGAGAGAGATTAATGTGCGTAGGACCGTTTAGACAAAAACCACCCCCATTTATTCAGCCGGTTAAAGCTACCCCTGTAACACCACCGTCTTTGGATGATCCAGAGGTGCGGACAGCCGCCAATACAATTCGCAAGCGGGGGGCTAGATCAAAAGGGTTTCAATATACCATGCTGACTTCACCCCAAGGTGATCTTTCACAGGCAAATATTGGTTTAACTACTCTTGGGGGAATATCGTAATGTGCTTTGGTGGTGGTGGTTATGGTGATACGTCTGGTTCCGCATCTGAAACTCGCCCAGGCGAAGAACCGTATAACCCAAAAACTGGTAAAGGCGGCGAGGCGCAAACATATCGAGCCGCGATGGGGCCAGTTGAACAATTTATGGGCGGTCAGCAAAGTGACCAGGACTACGAAAACGACAGAAGGGTGAGTGACGCATTATCTAGTATGCCTGATGCGGAAACAGGCGAGAGAATGTTTACCAACGTCAATACCAACCGGCGACAGTCCGTGGATTCATATAGCCGTGAATCTTCTGGGGTAAGACCAGGGAGTCTTCTGGCAAACATCAACAGCGCACCAAATCTGGGAACCCTGCTTGGTGCTGGAGTGTCTATGGCTATTGGCGGTTTCCCTGGAATGGTCGCCGGTCAAATGGCCAAGCGTGGATACAACACCTTTTTAGGTGGCGGGAAATAGTGTGTACCTCTGAAATCTACAGCTCGATGCAATCTGGCGGGAAAAAGCTTCCCACGGGATCGGCGGGGGCTCGGCTGGATAAAGCCCAGCGTGACGCCAGCTCGACATCCGGTGGCGGCACCTTTGCTGGCGGTACTATTTTAAACGGTACACCAAAAAATACTGATGTGGCTGCAATACGCAAAACCACGTTCATGGGGGTTTAATGAAAAACTCAACTCATACAGATGAAATTTTCAAACGCTATGAAGAGCTGAAAAAAGGTCGGGCAAACTTCGAAAGCCATTGGCAGGAGATTGCTGAACGTATTTTACCACGCTCAACCGAATTTATTGGGGACCGCTCTCCAGGGGATAAGCGAACCAGTATGATGTATGACGCTACGGCAGCTCTGGCGCTGGAGCGGTTTTCGTCGGCTGTAGAAAGTCTGTTGACGCCACGGGGTTCTCGTTGGCACCGGCTTCGCGCATCCAATCAGTTTGTTGATCAGGACGATGAATCAAGATTGTGGTTTGACAATGTCGAGGATATTCTTTTTCGCCAGAGGTATCGGCCCCGTGCCAATTTCGCCAGCCAGATGCATGAAGGCTATATCTCTTTAGGGGCTTTTGGTAACGGTAATCTGTTTGTTGATGAAGACCCTGTCAGCGGCATCAGGTATCGCAATATCCATATGTCTGATTGTTTCTTTGCTGAAGACGAAATGGGCAACATAGACACCATATACCGAAAAATTGATTTGGCGGCACGGCAAGTTCTCAGAATGTTTGACGATAAAGATTTGTCTGATGCCTGTCGGAAACGTGGAGAAAAGCAACCCGATGAGCGGGTGCAGATTTTACACGTTATTATGCCCCGCAAAGATCGTGATCTAACGCGAAGGGATCGAAAAAACCTACCGTGGTTTTCTGCTTATTTTGAAGTTGAAGGCCAGCACATGATTGAAGAGGGTGGATACGACGAACTGCCCTATATCCCCAGCCGGTATGTGACCGGACCCCGTGAGGTTTATGGCCGAAGCCCAGCCATGCTGGTTCTGCCAGAGATTAAAATGGTCAACGAAATGTCCAAAACGGTTATCCGTGCCGGTCAGAAAATTGTTGATCCTCCTTTACTGGTGGCTGATGACGGCGTTGTTTTTCCCGTTAACACCAAGCCAGGAGGCGTAACCTTCGCACGGTTGGATGGCCGCTCTCAGGCACCGATACAGCCGTTGCAAACTGGTGCCAGGGT